ATAAGGAGTCATAATGACACTAGCACCAAATCCTATGTTCCCAGAAAAGGGAACAAACGTTTATGAAATGAAGGAATCAGGAAACGCAACACGTCGTGGTCCACTTCGTTTTGAAGAAGGTATTGCAACAGATACCGATGTTCCAAATGATTTTGAAAAGGGCATTGCATCAGGTTCAGCAGTAGCACCTGGTCGCCCAAACCGTAACGCTCCTGTTTGGCAGAAGTCAGCAGAAGAGACCATGGCAGAACGTGCACACGTTGGTTCTGCAGCATGGGTAGAAGCACCAACATTTTTGTCTGAGTTTTCACACGGTTCATACACCGATTACGCAGAGCAGATTGTTGAAGTTGTTGCTCGTTCAGGTGGACGCACACAGCGTCAATCTGCAACAGTTGTAAACGACTAATTAAGTTATAACCCCTTGAACCCCCTAGGATTGTCCTAGGGGGAACAAGCATTCTGTAAAGGATTCACGTGGCTCAGAAACCTGCAAATGAAAAATTATGGGCGATGGTAATTGCTCAAGCAAAGGCAAAGTACTCAACGTACCCAAACCCTGCTGCAAGTCACTGGGTGCACGAAAGATACGTTCAATCAGGTGGAAAGTTTATTGATAGCAACGACCCAGTTGAACAACGCAAGAAGTTACAGGAAAAACAGTTCAATAAAACCCGTAAAGAAAAAACAGAAAACGTAAAAAAATCTGTTAAAAAATCCAAAGACAAGCGTAAGAAGTAGTAGGGTAAATACATGAGTTTTGTAGATTTCTCGCCTCCTAGTTATAGGGCTGCGTCATCTGACTTAACCATCTCTATTTCTCCTCTTGGTCTTGTTGAATTAGCAGATGAAGAGTTTGAAGTTCATGGTCCACGATTAAATCGTTACTCACTTAACTGGGCAATGTATCTTGGACATCATTGGGGTTATCGCCGTGAACAAGGCGAAGCACAAATTGCAGTTAACTATTACAGAGCATTTAATGATTATCTAGCACGATTCACATTTGGTAAGGGGATTCACTTCCGTTCCCCCAAAGCAACGGAAGCAATTGTTCCCGACCGTCTACAACGTGTTTGGGAAGTTGATAACGATAAAATGCGTGTGCTGCTTGAAATGGCACAGCAAGGTGGAATTACTGGTGACTGTTTTGTAAAGGTTGCTTACGAAGAAGCGTGGACTGATTCAATTGGAAGATTACATTCAGGTCGTGTTCGTATTTTGCCTATGAACTCTGCTTTTGCTTTTCCTGAGTTTCATCCACATGATAGAAACCGCTTACTTAGATTTAAACAGAAGTATCGTTTTTGGGGAACTTCTTTAGAAGGTACACGTCAAGTATTTACATACACAGAGATTCTTACTGACGACATCATTGAAGAGTACATTAATGACGAACTCATTGACTCTCGTCCTAATCCACTAGGTGTTATCCCAGTTGTGCATATTGCAAACGTTCCTGTTGCTGGTTCTCCTTGGGGTCTTGCAGATTGTCACGACATCATTACTATCAATCGTTCTTACAACGAAATCTCTACAGACGTAGCAGACATCATTAACTATCACGCTTCTCCTGTGACAGTCATTGTTGGTGCTAAAGCATCTAACTTAGAAAAAGGTGCAAAGAAAGTTTGGGGAGGTTTACCTAAGGATGCTCAAGTGTTTAACCTTGAAGGCGGAGCCTCTGGTATTGATGGTGCACTTAAATACCTAGAACTACTAAAGCGTTCTATGCACGAAATGATGAACATTCCAGAAACTGCATTGGGACAAGTACAGCCCATCTCAAATACATCTGGTGTCGCTCTTTCTATTCAATTCCAACCGTTAATGAACCGTTACTCACAAAAAGTGGCTCAATACGGTATCGGGATAGAAAAAATCAATGAACTAATTCTTTTAAACCTAGCGGTCAAAGAACCAGAAACTTTTGTATACAACCCAGATGAAGACGGCCCTATTAAGCCAGAACAACTTGTTAAGTTAGATATTAATGACCCTTTGACTTATCAGAACCATGTTCAGTTCCCATCACCACTGCCTCTAGATAAACTGATTGTTCTTAACGAAATCCAAACTAAACTTGGCATGGGACTTGAGTCTAAAGAAGGTGCATTAAGAACTTTAGGAGAAGAGTTCCCAGAAGAGAAGTTACAAGAGATTCGTTCAGAACTTCGTGATGACGCTTTGTCTGATGGAGCAATGACTTTATTAAAGACCCAAATTCAGAAAGAAATCCAAGACCTAACAGGAATGATTCCAGGTCCTGGTGGAGAAGGTGCTGTACCTCTACAGCCAACCGTACTTGGAGATGGGGATGTATTAGGAGACCAGGTTGATGGTGCTCCAACTCCAGAAAACATTGAAAACCCTGCAAATCAAGAGGGTGCAATGGCTGCAAACATGCAGGAATCAGAACTACGCAATCGTTTAGTAACAGAGGCTTACGGAACCAAAATTCCGCAAAGAAGAGCGGTTGATAGAGATAACTAGAATTTCAGATTAAATATCTGATTTAGCCAGACAAACACTTTAAAAACGTGTGAAATTGGCTTTTAAAAGCGGGACACGCAGGGAAACCTGTATTCGGACAATGATAAAGGAAACGGAATAGTGAATCACTATGGAAAACACTGAAGTAGAAGTTGATGTAGCAACTCCAACTGTTGCTGCTCCCATCATGGAATCTGTAAGTTTAGAGGAGACTGTGCCTAATACTCTTGGTTTTACACAAGACGACATTGTTCGTGCTCGTGAACAAGAGAAGGCAAAGTTATATCCACAACTTGAAAAGTTGAAAGACGAACTTGCAAACCTGAAGAAGGAGCGTGATGACCGTGCAGCGGAAGAAGACCGTTCTCGTCAACAGGCTGTTCTAGAGGAACAGAAAAAATTGGAAGATGAGATGGATGTTCGTTCTCTCTTGGAAAAGAAAGAAAAAGAATTTCAGTCTCAACTAGAAGCAGAACGTCTTGAAAGAGAACGTGCATTTGCACTACTTGAACAAGAACGAAATTTTCAGGAACTAAATAATTACCGTCAACAACGCCTTGAACAGGAACGAGATAACATCATTCCTGAACTCATTGATTTGATTGAAGGAAACAATAGCGATGAAATTGAACAGAGCATCGCTAATCTGAAAGACAAGTCTGTTCGTATTCTCGACTCTGCAGCACAGGCTATGACCAGTGCACGTAGAGAAATGGCAGGAGCACGTATTACCGCTCCAGCATCAGGACCTCTCGATAACGACTCGGAACAACGTTCGTACTCACCCGAAGCAATTCGGGATATGTCATTGGCGGATTATGCGAAGCAAAGAGCCAAATTACTTGGCGAAGCAGCAGGTAATCGTGGGCGAGGACTGTTCGGGTAATTTAATTAACCTAACAACAACAACTATAGAAAGGTTGTGGCAATAGATGCCATCAGCGATTACAGGCTCCAGCCAGTTGGCTGCAGCACCTACCGCATACAGCGGTACTAATACAACGCTTAACAATGCAATTCAAACTATCTGGTCAAAGGAAATCCTTTTCCAGGCAATGCCAATTCTTCGTTTCGAACAATTCGCAGTTAAGAAGACTGAACTTGGTGTAGCACCAGGTCTTCGTGTGAACTTCCTTCGTTACAAGAACTTTGCTGTAGACCCATCACCACTTACAGAAGGTGTACGTCTTACAACAAACGCTCTTACAGCAGAGCAGATTGCAATTACAGTTGCAGAGCACGGCTACGCAGTAGCAGTTTCTGAACTACTTCTTAACGCATCATTCGATGACGTTATGGCTTCTGCTTCACGTCTTCTAGGTCGCCACATGGCACAGTACCTAGATGTACAGGCTCGCAACACACTAGGTGCTGCAACATCTGCAGTATTTGGTTATGACCGCTCAGGTCTATCATCATCAACAACCTTCAACACATACGCTGAAGGAACTGTTGGAACAGCAATTTCAGACCTAGATGGAAACCACAAGTTGACACCTGGTTCTATCAAGGATGCAGCATTAACACTTGCATCAAAGAACATCCCTCGCCTTGGTGAGACATACGTTCAGTTCATCCACCCTAAGCAGTCACGTGACATTCGTTCGAACCCAGAGTTCATCGAAGTTACAAAGTACGCTGCTCCAGGAAACTTCATGCTTGGTGAAATCGGTCGTCTATACGACGTAGTGTTCATTGAGACAACACAGATTAAGAAGTTGGCTGCATCAGGAACATTCACAAACACAGGCGATATCGGTGCACCTTCATCTCAGGTGAACGTTCCTGTAAAGGCTAACACAGCCCCAGGTTCAGGTGGAAACCCAGAGTCTGCTGATTACACAGCAGAAAAGGGTTACCTATCATCTGCAACAGGTAACAGTGCTGATGTTTACGAATCAATCATGATTGGTGACAACGCATTTGGTCACGCTATCTCTCTTCCAGTTGAACTACGTGATGGTGGAGTTCTTGACTTCGGTCGTGAACACGCTCTTGCATGGTACGCAATTTGGGGTCTTGGCGTAATCACAGACCAGGCAATTTGCAAGGTCTACACAAACTAGTAGTACCTGTAAAGGGGCCTCATACCCCTTCTTTGAGGCCCCTTTACATTTTTAAACTTTAACCCAAATACAAGGAGAATAAACATCGTGGCAAACACACCAACTAGTCCTTTAGACGCAACAGGCGTTGCAAAGGAAAAAGCACAAAAGGCTAATGCGGAAGAACTCCGTAAGCGTAAAGAAGAAATTTCAATCGCTAACCAGTTAGAAACAGAGTCTTTGGAGCGAGATGTATTCGACCCAAAGAAACCAGACCAACCACTTGTTCTAGATGAAATACAAGAAGTAGGCGTATCACTTTCAAACGATAAAGTAATTATTCGTACAATTACTGATATTGAAGAAATGACCTACGGAGTAGGAAACGTGTACTCCTTTAAAGCAGGAGTTAAGTACTCAGTACCTCGTGAACTTGCTGCTTACTTGGAAACTCTAGGTTACATTTGGCGACCAAACTAAGTCGTCAATAAGTCGGTTCGTCCCTCTGGTTTCCGCCCTCCTCCCAGAGGGACGTACCCCTTTTGTGCGTACTAAATTCATTTAGTTTGCGAGTATTAGCACAAAGACTTTTAGCATGGAGGATAAGTGACCACAGTAGCCAATCTAACCGATTTAGTTCGGTCAGAACTTGGTGACATATCTAAGTCCTTCGTCATGCAATTTGTGGCTGATGGAACTACAAACAGATTTACCCTTCATTACGCTCCTGTAAATGCAGACACTCTGTATGTAAGTTTTGATGGAGTAGATGTATCATCTGCTTGTTCTATAGAAGAAGCAACAGGAGTTTTAGTTAGCAACACCGTGCCACTTGATGGTGTTCAAATCCTTGTGGCTGGAGATTATTTCCGCTATTTCACAACACCAGAGATTCAAAAATTTGTTGATGCTGCTTTTTTACAGCACTCAAATAACCGCACTGATTCACTAGGTAGAGTACAAACAATTACTAACCTACCTCCAGTTGAGGTTTACCCAGTAGCCGTGTTAGCGACAACACACGCTCTTTATACACTTGCTACTGATGCTTCATTTGATATTAATATTTCGGCTCCTGATGGAGTCATGATTCCTCGTGCAGAGCGTTACCGTCAGTTAATGGACATGCTCAATGCACGTAAAGAGCAATACCGTGAACTCTGTGTATTACTTGGTATTGGCATGTTTGGTATTGAAGTATTTACTCTTCGACGTATCTCTAAAACAACAAATCACTACATACCCGCATACCGACCACAGGAGGTTGACGATTACTCATATCCAGAACGAATTGAACTCCAACGACCAACTTACGGAGACAAACCATCAGAGCACCCTTATGACTCTGTGGAACTTACCGCTTATCAGGATGTGGCTTTCACCTACTCCTTACCGTATACGGGTGACCTCACAACTAAGGGCGTTATTGCAAACATCAGATGGAAAGCGGGAGTAGAACAAAGCCATCTTCCATTTACAGTTTCGGTCACATCAACGTCTCCTACCAGTCATACTATTACTTTGAATTTAACACAGGACCAAACAAGAAGACTTGCACAGCGTATGTATTGGGACGTTCAGTTTGTTTATGACTCTGATGGTCACATTGAAACATACAAGGCTGGCAAACTATTTACAGTGCGTGAGGTGACTACATAATGGCTATTAATCCAAACAGCCCTAAGTATCCTGAAATTGACCCCTCACTTCTTCCTGGAGTTTCAGGACAAAGAGGACCAACAGGTTCTACTGGACCAACTGGTCCAACTGGATATACAGGTCCAGCAGGTAGTGCTTCTGCTACGGGTGCAACTGGACCTACAGGTTCAACTGGACCTACAGGTGCAACAGGTGCCACAGGTCCAACAGGTGCTCGTGGTTTACAAGGCGGTACTGGACCAACTGGTCCTTCTGGTGTTGATGGTATTGGTTCAACAGGACCAACAGGTCCACAAGGTCCAACAGGTCCAACAGGTTGGACAGGTCCCTCTGTAACAGGACCTACAGGGCCAACAGGTGCTGCTGGTTTTCTTGGAGGTACTGGACCAACAGGTGCAACTGGTCCAACAGGACAAGTTGGTGCTCAAGGTCAAGTAGGTCCAACAGGACCTACTGGTTACACAGGTCCACAAGGAAATATTGGACCGACTGGCTATACAGGTTATACAGGTCCACAAGGTGTAACAGGACCAACTGGTTACACAGGTCCTACAGGTTACACAGGTCCAGCAAGCACAGTCACT